CGCAATCATGCGTTGCTATTATGTCTCCTGATCACAGGACAGGATGTGGGATGTTCCTGTCCTGCTTTCAGGAGGAAAGGAAACTATGAAGAGGTTCCTCACCGTGAATATAAAACAATTTAAATACAAAAGTCAATAGTATTTCACTAATTTCTGTGGATTTTTCGCAAAAACACGAACAATATTGTCTGTTTTTAGCAGTAATGTTCGGATTAGAACACTCTTTTGACGATTTCCACCTTGTTTCCGTAGAAACCCTGGATGTACTGAGACAATTGAGCAAAGGCATCAGGAACATCATCGTGCTTGTTCTTGCCTTCCAGGGAGTAAGATGTCAGCATCTGCATCATTTTCCTGTATTCTCGCCACTCATCGCCATGCAGGACAGTGTCATCCTTGAAGATGCAGTGTTCCATTACCCAATGCGCTTCAACAAGGATCTTGGTTTCCTTGTTCTGTTGTGTCCATTTTGTCTCAATCTTTGTCCGGCATCCCCGTGCTTTGACGGCCTGTTGGATATCAGATGCAAGTTTGCCACCTGCTACGTTGCTTTCAAACCGGATCATATGCGGATTCCACTGTTCAATCTTGCTGACAAGGTTTGCTTCGACCACATTTGGCGCATAGTTCTCGCACAGGCAATCCTCGATGTAAAACTTGTTCCCGTATTGGAAGACGATTGGCATCACGCAGAAGTCGGAGCCGGTAGTTTTTGTATCGCAGACACCGATGATCGCATCCGGTTCGCCATCAGGCAGTTCAAAGTACCGCTGAAGCATATCAGGTGGATACAACTGCCCTTCCCGTTCAATTGGCTCGTTCATGTACAGTGCTTTGAAACTCGGAGCATCCATAAGTTCCCGTTGCTCACGATAGAATTCTGTGGTAAAGCCAAGGCCAAATGGATAATCAAAGTTCGACTCATCGTTCTCGTCCAAAGCAGGACAGACAATGAATTCTGCCTGTGGATCATTCTCATAGATATCCTCAAGACGGCCTATAGGATCATGCACAGACCAACGGGTTGCGATGACAAGACAGGCTGCATTACCGATCATTCTCTGACGATAGTCAGTGTTATACTGCTGCCATATCTTATCAAGCCTGTCCTTGTTCAGTGCGGTTTCGATACCGTCAACCAGGTCATCAACATACAGAACATTGGATGCACGGATCTTACCGGCATTACCGGAACCGATGGAAGACAGTTCAAAAGTGCCAAAGCGTTTTCTGCTGCCAAGATCCAACATCAGGTCTTTTGCGTTCGTTCCGACAAGCCTTGTTTCAGGAAACACCCGTTGCCACAGGTACTCAGAGTGCTTGCCGACAATCCGCATGATTTCGTCATAGACTCCACGCAGGAAACTGTTGGAATGCGATCCGATGATGTTGGACAGTTCAGGATGCCTTCCACCCGTCCAGGCCATAAAGAATTCAGCAATTGTTGTCTTTCCGGTTCCTGGTGGCATTGAGATGCAGAGCAGTTTAATCTTGCGTTCCTCTAACCGTTGCAAGGCCTGTGCCAAAGGCAGTAATTGCTTTCGCCTTGGCATATAGAATTTCTTGTCTTCTTCCCTGTCCCATTCTATGTACCGGCAGAAGCAATCGAAGTCATACGGAGCATCAAACTGAAGCGTATCACGGTAAAGCCGGAGCAGTTTCTCGCCGTCATCGTCTGTTTCCGGTTCAAACTGTGACAGATATTCTCGTAGGATCTGACAGTTCTGATGGGCATATGCAAAGTTGTTCTCATCGTAGTTCCTTGCAATAACCCTATATTTACTGTCTCTGATGACAGACATACCGTCATGCTCGATCTCTTTGATGACCCGTAACGCATCCTGATAAGCAGATAAATCACCCTTCTGCCCTTCAGCCATCATGGCAGACAGAAGTCTCTGATTTTCCGTCATTTGCGTATTGATTCCGTCCATGTCATTCTCCGATCAGATTGCGGTACTTCTCTTTGTAGGACTTACTGCCACTATCATAGTCTTCCTGCTGCTCCAGGGCAGATTGAACCTGTTCTGTGTCATTCCGCAGACCGTCAAAGTTTCTCTGCCAAAAGATGCCTATAACAGGATTAAGTTTATTGTTGTTCACCATAGACTCCCTGAACATCGCACAGGTTTCCCTGACGAATGCACCGAATGCCTTTCTGTCAGGATTGTCCGTGCGGAGCCAATTATTGAATCCTGCATTGTCAAACCCCATTGATGCATATGCAGCCAGGTTGGTTACGGAGAACCCGTTTGTCTGACAAAGTTTTAAGTACGCTATGAAACAGGATTTCAGAGATAGCAGATCATTCTTATCGGCATTCGCAGCAATCTCATGCACCTGCATAATATGCGAAATCAGACGAGTATTGAATTCCATGTCTTCCGGTGTTCTCGGATTCGTTTTTGACGGCGCAAACGGTGTTACCGCTTTCTGCCTTGCAATAACCTTTTCAGAAACAGTGTATCCCCTATTACAAGTTCCCTTCGGTCTTCCACGCTTCCTCACCGGCGCAATGGCGGTTTCCTCTGAAGCAGTAAATGTCTCTTCCTTAACCACCTTCGGCTTGCCAAGACTTCCCTTCGGCCTTCCTCTGCTGCGCTTCGGCTGACTATCTCTCTCCTGTTGCTTCGCTAACCTCTCCTCAGCAGTTAAGTTCCTGCTCCCTTTCCTCCTGCCCACTCCTATCATCTCCCCGTTGCCCGTTTTATTCTATATTTAATTTATATTTTTATTTTCTTTTTGTCAAATTTAATTATTTATTTTGCATAAATCGAATATCTCACACCACCACCCAGGCAGTATCAGCACTTTCAGCAGTATAAGGCCTTTTTGTACCTTGGCGGTATTGGTGGGGGTAACCGGTGGGGCAAGGCCTGGTTTATTTCCCCTTAGGGTAACTTTTCAGCCTGGTAAAGGTAGGCCTATGCATTATTTATACTGTTATTATGCATGAAATATAGTAAAATCGTATATATTGTATAGTGTTAAAATTCATATACCATATGTTGTATACCAACTATTCGCTAAACTATAATTTTACGAATAGTTAGTGGGGATATAAAAAGCCTGGTATGGATCCTTTATTGTTCTGTATAACCAATGCGGTAGCAAGAAAGAAGTGTTTTATTTATTGATTGTATATGTCCGTCAATGTTAGTAAAAAAGGCCTATACAATACAGGTACAATGTGAATAAAGGTATAATAGTAATATGATACAGGTAAAAGGGAAAGAACATAGGATAATGAATAATAGATAATACGGGATAATAACAGGTAAAATACAAGGTTTGTATAACAGGTAAAACGGGATATATAGATAATACAGATAGAATAATAAAGGGAAAAGTGAATAATAGATAATAGCAGTATGATACAGATAATATAATACTGTTATTGTTTACTATACTATTATATATAGATATATATATTATATGCTATAGAAAGAACAGGAATGAAAAACAAACGTATTATATAGTGATATACAGACCATGCAGCACTGTATTACCATTGTTTGTTATATGTTAGGCCTGGAATTATACGGCCTTATGTATGGATCCTGTAAAAGCCTGGAATAAATAAATTATTTTTGATAAAAAAAAGAAAATATTTTTATTTTACCTATTGCAATAGTTATATACCTATGATATTATACAGTAAACAATAGATATATACCTATTGTAATTACCTGAAAACACTAAATAAATTATAAAAGAAAGAAGGTTTCACTAATGAAAACAAAGGCAATGAAAATGAACAAAAACGACAAGAGCATGAAAAAGGCAAAGCGCATGACAAAAAAGGCAGTATATGCAAAGTATGGTATCGTTTTTGAGAAAGACAAGATTGTATCACCTATTGGTAATATCCCTGAATTGCTGAAAGAAGGTAATGATAAAACAGGTAAACTTGTTTATACATTTTCCCTTTTACCTGGTACAGGATATTTTGAAATTGAAATCAATAATGAAATCATTGTTGTAAAAGGTACTTGTTGTTGTGATTGTATCGGATGTTATGCGAAAACAGGCCGGTATAATTGCGATAACGTAATACATTCTATGGCAGTAAACACTTATCTTGTAAACAATTATCCTGATTT